CTGTTATTGATATAATAAGTTAGGTTAATATTATATTTTTTTCTTGTAGGTGCAAGCACTTCAACTTTATCTGTCAGCGGCCTTATATTTTCTCCTGACAGATATTCCTTTAGTTTATGTATTGATTCAGCTTCAGGTATTGCACCGTCCTTTAAAAGATATCGTATCTGAACGACTCCAGGCTCGGGACTTGTAATTCTTACATTGCTGATATCAGAACTGTACTGCCTTGTAAAGTATTCATATGAGTCCACAGAGCCTGCCGTTGAATAAGATGCAGGAGCAATATAAATTCTTTGCCTGAGTGACTCATCTGACTCAATATCGGAGCCATTTTCCGGCTTTGTAATATTCTTTGCACTGTCAATAAATGCCACAATATCAACGATTGTATTGAGGTCACCAATATCATAATTATTAGTTGCTGCTCCTGTGGTCGTGCAAGTCGCTTGAACGTCTACATACTTCTTTCCTACTCCTATTTCTGCATACACATCTGTAGCAAAATAAATATTATCTCCGGCGGTTACCCTTGTACCTTTAGGAATTCCTATCGCAGATACTCTTTGAGTGGTCATTGAAAATCTTATTGTAGTTGTAGCCCCTGTTGCAGGCTTCCTATAGATATGCTTTAGTGCACCAAGGTTTTCCAGGTAGTCACCTCTACTGTGCTTTAATAATCCCATTTTTCCGGCATCATCCAAATACATATATCCCTGATAAATAAAGTATGCACCTGTAAGCAATATTATTCTCCTATCATCTGCCTTACCAAGTACAATATCTTCACCTGTGATTTCCTTGTATTTTTCTTTAAACCAGGCAATCATATCATCTGCGAGCTGTTCCATTGTATAGTTCTTCATAAAAGATATTTCAGGATAGTCTTTTATACTCTTTAGGTTACTATTCTCCACTGCCATCACCCCTCTCAAGGTATACTTTTATCTTTGTTTCTCCATCATTAGTATGCTTAAAATCTACACTGCTTACAGACACCCTTGGCTCAAATATTTCAACCTTAGCCACAATATCTGTTGCAATATCATTCTCAAGATCTACAGGAATTTTAGAAACATTATCAATTGACAGTCCTAGGCTTCTAATCAGTGGCACAGTACCTTCAGACAGTCTGAAGATATTATTCAAGTTTCTAAGAATATCTTTGATTTCAGATTTGTCTACCTCATCCAAAAATTCAAACTGAAATTCATTCATATAATCTCCCTATCTATATTCCGTCATTGTAATATCAAACTGTGCACTTAGGAGTTCTCCCTTTTGAAGTACAACTCCAAAACTCTCTGACACTGCTGTAATCATAGCTTTAGAACATATATTCCGTCTTCCGATCACAAGTGGAGCTGTCACTCCTGATGTCATATAGTTTATGAGTTTCTTTTCAAGCTTCTTAGGTGACATTCCCCTTGTAGCAATAACTTTTATTGTGAATGTTATAGCTTGAAGATCGCTCCCCAGTAATTCAACCAAGGGTTTGCCACCAATTACCTGATGTAGTGTAGTTCTGACTCCGAAATCCCTTTTAAATCCGTTAAATGTAAGGATTCTTTTATCACTGGTTTCAAATTTAAGATAAAAACCCCAGTTTCCAATCTTTGCCATTTGTCCTCCTACTTAGCAATAATCTCTGCTAAACTGATATTTCCCGACTTGTCTTTGAAATTTAATGCTCCATTACTTACATTTATCTCTGCCTTTGGATCATCTCCGGCGTAAAACTTTCCAAGAATTACTGCCATAGAATTGTCATTGCTCATGTGGGCAACCACTACCGCATCATCTTTTTCGAATGTTTGCTTTATTCCTGCAAAAGCAAGAACAGGAAGCTCAGTCGTCGTTTTCCCGGTATCAGGATAGGTGACAGATACTCCACCACTTCCTATACTGCTTACAAATCCTATTCTTATCATTATCTGTCTCCTATAATCGTTCAAATATTTTGTAGGCACTGACCTGCATCTTATGGCCAGAACCTCCTGACAGCTCATGGCTGACCTTAGTTATATAGTACTTACCGTCAATTCTTCCCATGCCTTTTACCTCTATATTGCATGAAGCCACAATATTGGCATCTCCTAAAGCCGTAAACTCTAAAGTTATAGCTTTTTCATTTTCAGCATTAACCTTTGCTTTTGCAATTCGCTCCGCTTCTTCCTTACTGTCGGCCTTTTCATTGAGAACTAAAAGCCTTGTTTCATCTCCAACCGTTGCGGATATAATTTTGGTCTTTTCCTTTTTATCTTTGGCTTTCTTATCCACCTGTGTGTACGCAATCCTTGCACCGGTATAGGTTCCCACCAGAGTCGTATTCCAAGCCCACTCTTCAAAGTCGTGCTCTGAGTATGTTGCAGTTATACCTCTTCCTTCATAAATGGTCTTATCAAAGATAACCAAAGCCTTTTTATAAATTTTTATAAAGAGACCTTGGTCATTACAAAGTTTTGATATGAACTCACTGTCAGATTGCTCTTCCTGATCTATCTTTTCGATTATCGGTTCCCCTGCCCAGAAGTAAAGGTCTGTCATACCATACTTACCTTTTATCTCCTCTGCAATCTGCTTTACAGTGACCTTCTCCCAAGTCTTGCTTACCTTACCTGTCTGAAAGCCCTGACTTGCCGGAAGTGATATTCCTTTGATACTGCATTTATGTCCACTGCTTCCGCCTGAATATGTAATATCATCTATTGTAAAGTTTCCACAGTGATACTTCTGATATATATTTGTGCCTGTCATATTGTGAAAGAATATGCTTACATCAAGATCATGCTCTTTTTCCGGCACAAAGCCTTTTCCCATTGCCCAAGCCGCATTTATATCAGCCAAATCTATCGTGATTTCATCTGCACTTCCTGAATCATTGTCGGTATATGATATACTTTCACATCGGCTTGACAGACCTACCTCCGCTCCGTCATAAAGTATTTGATATGTAACTCTTCTAACCTTTTGCATTAAGCATAGCCCTCCATGTTGGATAGTCGCTTGGCACAGATTGTCTGACTATGCTTTCTTCATCAGGTAGTATGAGTTTTACTCCTGCAGGAAATATGAAAATATCCAGCTTTTCCCTGTTTAAATCCATGATTTTATCGCACATATATTCATTTCCATATACCTCATATGCAATCTGGTCCCATGTTTGACCTTGAATAGTTGTGTATACCCTCATATATTTTCACCTTCCTAAAAGTTAACTCTTCTTTTTCTCTTAAGCCACTGCTCCATCTTTTTATCAAATTCAGACTGTGATTCTTTCTCTGCTTGAACGATATCATCCTTTGTTGGTGTTCCTTCAAAGTGATATACAGGTGCATATGTGACAGTTATTCCTTCCGTTTGCCCGGTATTACCATCCCTTGAGCTTCCCACTCCTGTTATACCGTCAACTAGTGCCGGCACCGGAGTCTGAACAGAGCCTATAAGCATATCATCCATTCGTTCTGACAATAACTTAAGTGCAGTGCCTATTACACTGCCTTGACGATTTATAGCACTATCCACAAATGATGCAAGATTATCCCACAATGTATCCAATGGCACCACTGCCTCACTTTGTTTTCCTTCTCCAATCATTGCCAGTGTTGGATCTGAAACGATACCACCTGTTGCAAGCTGTGGCACTGATAGCGGTGATAGTTTACTTATACTCACTCCCGGAATTGCATTTATTGCACTGATGGCAATGTTAATGGCTGCTATAAATCCATTAATAATTCCCGCTGCACCACTTATTACAGCATTAATTGCACCCTTTACAGCTCCACTAATGGCATCAGATATTGCAACTCCAATTTCTGTAAATATTCCAACTATACTATCCCATACACCACTAAAGAAGGTCACTACATTACCAAATATACCGGTTATCAGATTCCATGCCTCTTGGAAGACCGTTCCAAAAAATGATCCAACTGCACCAAATATTGATACAACTGAGTTCCAAAGTGTCTGGAAGAAATCTCCAAATCCGGCAAATATACTTTTTATTGCTTCCCATGCTCCGGCAAAGTCACCTGTCAAAACACTTGCTATAACTGAAAAAATCCCGGCAATAGTATTAAATATCATTTGGAAATAGGCACCTACCACATTCCAAACAGATTTAACTATTTCCCATGCTGTTCTAAAAAATGCTCCGATTACATTTCCTACTGCCGAAAATACTACCTTGATATTATTCCAAATCATCTGGAAGTATAAAACTGCAACAGACCATACTCCTTTTATTATTGACCATGCTACTCTAAAAAATCCACCGAGTACACTTCCAACTACAGAGAATATATTCTTAATTGTAAGCCATATATTTTGAAAGAATGGTTTTACTGCTTGCCAAATATTTTTAATTACATCCCATGCAGCCCTAAAAATTCCACCCAATACACTAACAACTACGGAGAATATGATTTTTATTGAGTTCCATATACTAACGAAATAAGGTTTAAAAGTATTCCAAGTTTCTTTTATTTCTTCCCATGCTGATTTAAAGAATCCAACAACTGCATTAAGAACATTTCCTGCTACAACTTTTATACTTGCAAATGCTTTATTCACAATATTTCTAAAAGTTTCACTTTTGTTATAGGCGATTATCAGCCCTGCCACTAATGCAGCAATTGCAAGTACCACTATCATGATTGGATTTGCACTCATAGCTGCATTTAATAACCATTGACCCGCTGCTGCTGCCTTTGTAGCTGCTGCATGTGCCCAGGTTTGAGCTGTACTTGCAGCTTTTACTATTGCATCCTGAATGTACAGTCCATGAATTGCGGCTGTAAGAGCTATATCTTTAATTTTAGCTATATTCAAAATTGCCATAGCCTTTACAGCTGAATAAACTCCAGTTACAAACTGATAAAATTTAACAGCCCCAACTGCCACACCTATTGCCGTTATTGTTGGCAAAAATCCATCCCACTGTACAAATGCGTCAGCTACACTTGTCACACCCCCGACTACTTTAAGAAGTGCGTCAGTAATATTGGGAATTGCAGTCTCTGCTATAAATGTTATTGTTGGTTTTGCATTATCAAAAGCTTCAAGGAATCTCCATTTTAAATCACTCAAAAGATCAAGAATAAGTTCAAATGTAGGTTCATTTTCTGCTACTTTCTCCATTACATTCTCAATAGCATTTTTCAATGTCCCTATGAGAAAGCCTACAACTTCTTGCCCTTTACTTATAAAATCCTGTGCCACTTCTATTGCACTCTTTATTGAATCAGGAAGTTCAATTCCAAAAGTATCACTCATCATATTACTAAATGAGTCTATACTTCCTTCGCCTCCACTGAGTGTGACTAGAAAATTCATAATACCTGAGGACATATTCCCCACACCTGTCATGAACTCATCTATTGGAAGTGTATTAATCATTCCAACAAAGTTCTCAGTTATTTTGGGGACGCTCGCCGCAAACCCATCTATTATCTTGATTGCATGTGGTCCGAAGGCTTCAATCATTGATATTTTCAGATCACTTACAGCACTGCCCATTCTTGCCATTGCACCCTTCAAGGTGTTTGTGACCTTTTTATCCATTTCATCCAGTGCACCCTCTGAGTTATTAAGGTTATCTGATAGTGCATCCCAAGCTGAAGCCGTACCGTCTACACCTTCTTTTACTCCATCCAGCCGATAGCCAAATTTCGAATAATAATTTGTTCCCGCAACGGC